GTTCCTCTCCTGGTCGAGGCACAACGGAGCCCATGCAGGAGCTGGCTTGCCAGCGATAACGAGGGTGAATTCACCGCCGTCATCGCCAGCAAGCCGGCTCCTACAGGTTTCCGTATACCCGAGGTTCGGTTGTGCAAAATGAACACCCTACACGAGCGGACCGCGCTTTCAAGACACGAGATTGCTTCCGGATGTCAGTGGGAGACCGCCCCGGCATAGGCCTGACATGCCTTCAGCTCAATCAGGGCGCGGTCGCCGTCGTCGGTGATGGCGATAATTCGTTGAGCATGCGCCGGGTCAAGTCGGGCTCTTGTGGCTGCATGAACCACGCCGCCGGCGCTGGCGGTGGCTGGCACGTCACAGCCACTGGCAGGATCGTTGGTGTCGAGGAGGACTGACAGCCGCAGATCAGCAGTGGCAATACGATCACGCAGGCGAGCTTGATCCTGTTGCACATCGTTCAGTTCCTTCGAATGGGTTTGGTCGCTGGCCTGGAGCAGCTGTTCCAGGGCTTGGCGTTTATCCTGCTCGGCGCGCTGTTGCGCGGCCGCGGCGAGGGAAATCTGGTTGAGCGTGTCGGCCTGCAACCGGGCTTGATGCTCCAGTTGCTGGCCGTAACGCCAGTCTTGAATGTGCCAGGCGCAGGCCGCCGCACCACCGGCCAACAAGGCCAGCAGTGCGACGACAACGCCCAGGCGCCAGGGCGCCGGGATCAGGTCGAGGAGGCGCATAGCACCGCCCTCGCCCGGGCCCAGATTTGCAGTCGATCTTCGAGGCCGTTCAGGCCGCCGTTGATCTTGCGGGTGATGCTGTTGAACTGATCGGCGTCGGCCAGTGCGTTCAACCCTTGTTGCTCCCAGAACCAGGCCGCCGACTCGGCGGCCCATTGCGGTTGTTCCAGCAGTTCCGGTTGCTGCAACAGGCGTTCGTCGCCGAACAGCCCGAGACTGCATTGAAGATAGTTGCTGCGACCGGTGATCTGGATCAGCCCGCGACCGCGATAGTTCCAACCATCGCCAGACGATGCATCGCCGTTACCCATACGCGATGCGTAGACGATGTTCGCGATCTGCTCCGGCTGCCGGGCGACCTGCGCGGCCAGGTCCGGAGTAAACCGGCTGGGCCAGGTGGCGACTAGGGCCTGTGCGCCATAGTTCAGGTTCTCGACCACCGACCGCAGTTGGCCTGACTCGTGACCAGCTTGCGCCAGGAACGCTGCAACGCGCTGCGTGGTGACGATCTGGTAATCATTCATCGCTGTGTTGAGCACAGGAACAAAAACGCCGGCTTGGTCGCCGGCGTTAGGGAGTATCTGCAGCAGTTGCTGCTGGGTAACGGGCATGGCTTTCTCCGAGCACAAAAAAACCGCCCGATGGCGGCGGGTGGTGGTCTGGGTATTGATCAGGCCGGTGGTGCAGGCCAGTCGATGGTTGCGGGGAAGCCAGGCTGCTCGGATACACGGTTGACGGCCACCCGATACTGCTTCCAGAGTTTCAGGTTTGTCGTATCGGCGTCGGTCGCGGCATCCAAATCGACAGCATCTTGTAGAGGGGCTATGCGCAGAGCAGCAACAGAAAGTAGGTCGTCACGCTTGGCATTCGCAGCCTGCAAGATCTGCTCGGGCGTAGGAGCTGCGGCCGCGGCCTGAGCAGTCCGAATTACAGTCAATTCGTCATCGCTCAACAACTCAAGATCAGCGCTGATATAAGCGTCCTGTGAACCGTCAGACTCGTAGGCAAAAATCTCGCCTGTAGGTCGGCAAATGTAATATTTCATTAGATTAACTCCATCCAACCAGCAGATATATTTAAACCCGCAGTCACCGAGTATGTAGTGAATGGGGGTACAATCGCCGAAACAGTCGAAATTATACTACCAGAGTAAATCGACGTAAACTGACCTACGTTAACCCCACCAACAATAAAATATCGAAGGACAGAATCATTAGCTCCTATAATACTTACAAGCTTCGGCCTGCTAGTACTGTTTGTGTATGTCGTTCCAGACACCCTGTTCGCCAAAACATTCTGCCAAGTCTGACCTACCCCAACACCAGACATATCAATGACATACCAATTCCCATTACCGCTGACCAATGTCATTGAAACGCCAGTCGGAACAGAAAGTGTTGTCCCAAGGTACGGGGTTACAACAGTGTCTGACCCAGTACAGGTCAAAGTCATCGTTGCATTACCGTAGTTCCAAAACCTGATAACACTCTTTACAGGCATAGCAGAACTTAATGGCAAACTTACGCCAATTGCAGACGCACTGCTACTACCAATAATCAGCGCCCCTGCATGAGCAGAAGTAAGCGTGGCGTTCGCAGAAAGAGCGACAATACTGCTAAACTGGAGTCCAACCCCTTGAACAAATGCAGTAGTCGCCAGCTTGCTTGAGTTATCAAATTGTGGAGGTGTTACACCAAACGCGCTTGGCAGTTGATCAAGCAAAACAATGTCGGTGCCATCATACACAGCGTCAGTCAACTGGCCTTGGATGACAGCAGCGACTTTGTTCCCACTGGTATCGTATTGCATGATGCTCTTCGGGCCGAGGCCCGAGATGTTCATCTTGTCAGAACCGGCGCCCGCCGAATGGAACTTCACCTGAAACCGCTGATTCGCCGTATATGCAGTGATCGCGGGCACAGGAGCCAAAGTAAACTGAGGTGCAGTGCCTGCAGTCGTGAAAGCAACCAGGGCCTGGCCCTGGACTGCCCCAGCCATCTTTTTAGGCGTGACGATAGTCGTATCATCAACACCCAAGTTGGTCTGAGCCTGCGTGGCGATTTTCGCCACACCTGCAGCGCTTTCAGTGGCTTGAGCCACGGCTTTTGAAACCGCTTGAGAGGCTCGCAGATCCGCAATACTGACAATCGCATCTGTCAGCTGAGCATTATTACTTTCAGCCGGAACAACATTGGTTGAACGGATGACCGACAAAATCTCGTCAGTCACCGCATTCCCCCAACTGGAGGGGATCAACGACCCCGGTGTTCCATTCACCGGGCTCTCATCGACAAACTTGCCATTCACCAGCCCAACGCTGGGCACGCTTTTTGGGTAATCCACGTTTTTATCCTCTAGTCATAATTGATGTGCACGAGCGTATGCGCCGGTGCGGTGCGATGTATCAGGCATTCCAGGGCGCTGCCGGGGTTGACGCCAAAACGCTCGCCCCAATAGCTAGCACCGAAACGCCGCCCCATAAGCAATCGGCTACCGGTGTTCAGCGTCCACATGAACTGCGCCTGCCAGGAGCCGAAGCGCGCCTTGCCGAACCGTGACCAGCCCATGCGGGAAGCTTGCAGTTCGGTCACGCTGGCGTTCGGATATCCCTGACTGCGTGCGATATCAATGAAGTAACCGATGCTCTGATCACCCACTGCCAGCAACCGCCGACGCACCGCCAAACGGCGATCTTCGAACAATGGACTAGGGCCCAGGCACGGGTCGGGCAGGTTCATCACCCGCTCCCAATCCGGCACCAGTTCACTGACCGTCACCGGGTCCACTTCGTTGATCAGGTCCACGGCCCGGGCATCAACCCGCGCCAGTTCCTGGGCGATACCCAGCAGTACCTGCTGGAT